TGCTCTGCCTCTCTTTGCTCCTCTACACCAAGTCTTTGTGATTGTAATCCTTGAAGCCCTGACTCTAGACGACTAGCTGCGGCTTGCTCTGCCTGTTGGCCAACTTTAATTTGAGCACCACTACCGAGAGCACCTAATGAGGCAAATTGTCTTTTAAGTGCTTTTTTTTGCTCATCGGCTCTTTGACTTTCTCTTTGTCTTAAACGCTGCTCTTCTAATTGAAATCGTCTTTGTAATGCGTTCCCATTTGCCATTATCTTTTACCCCTTAAGTTAAAGGTGATATCCATTTCTATGACTTTAAAAGCCTGGTTTACTGTATTTTGATTATCAAACTTAAACTGAATACGTTTACCCTTATATCGTCCTAAAGACCTTTTAACTTGCTTATCGTCCTTACCAGCGTCCCAAATATCATCACCCCAATTAAAAGCTAGCCAGTTAGTACCACCCTGATCAACGTAAATCTGCTCAGTTGTACCACTACCCTTGTCAGAGTCTACTTTTATAGTAATGTTCATAAAATAGTCACCAAAAAGACCGTAAAGCAGGTTTAACCAACGGAAGTCCTTTTGCCAGTTAGGAGCACCTAAATCATACTCTTTTGTCCAATAGTAAGAGTTAATAGCAGATCCATCATCATTATACGTATCTGTTAACATCTGATAGACATGCCCACTATCGTTACTAGTAGCAAAATAAAGATTATTGCCACATATAGTAAACTGCTCAGGCTCTATGCCACTCCAAGGCGACCACATAAATTTCTGAGATTTTCTTAGGTTTTCCATAGAAAAATCAAAGTGATATAATCTATTATTTGCGGTCTCACCAGCACCATACGTTACAGCTATGTACGCTTTATTTTTAAAAACAATACCACTAATTTTACTAATAGATGCGTTTGGTATATTTCTCATGTCTGGCTCAATCATATTAGATTGCAAGTCAGAGTTAACTACACTAGCCGTTAACAACGATGCACTTGGATCCATGCTTGCACCACTTAAAGCACCAAACCCAACAAACTCACCACCCTCGGTAGCTGCAAACATAACTCTATTGTTATAGAGAAAAGGCATAAAAGGAGAGTTAGAGCCGTATGATGATCTTACTCGAATATCTCTCCAAGTAGTGTCATCAGTTGACTCCATATAGATTAACCAAATGCTAGACTTGCAATAGACATAGATAGAGTTATCGTAGACAGATAATCCAGTAGGAATATCAAAAGTAGTATCGCCAATGCGTCTAAAGTTTGTAGCCTTCCAAACATAAGGATTACCTAACTCGGAATATTTAACTAAATTATCAGATGGATCTACACCGAATAGCCTAGCTTGGTGAAATAATAGATAGCTATAATTAGGAGGCTCACCTTGATCAGTAGGAGCCACTGATCCTAGAGATGAGTCAGGAGTATTATCCGCATATGTTGTAGTAGTATTATCAGCTATCTCATCTAGATAATAGAAAACTACACCGCTCGCTAAAGTCCTGTATAAATATCTTGAGTTAACCCCAAAACTAGTGGGTGCTACTGGTATGGATGATATTAAGGCTTTTTCACCTGCGAAAGTAATAGCATCCGTGGCGGTATTTACGTCACCAGCTACTAATGCGCTATTAACATATGCAACTTTATATTGATAGGTGCCGCTTAAAACACCTGTAGAGTCTGTTGCTACAGTAGCCGCACTCGTTGGCTGCGGGATACCATGCCTAGTAAAGTGAGCACCGTTATATTTATAAGGTGTACTCGAACCATTACCAAAAAACATATAATTTTCATACTCGGCGGCTGTAACTCTAACACCTGCGGTATAGATACTTACTGCACTAGCAACCTCAGCAAAAGCGGTACCAGAAGCATAGTAAAGAGTACCGTTATACCAAGCAACCATCGTCTCGGCTCCTGAATTATCATGACGAGTATAGAGGCCATGATTAACAAAGGTACCGACACTAGTGGTATTAAACTTATCAGTACCACCTCTAGTCTGGACAGACCTGTTTCCAAATACAACGTTAAGGCAATCAGGTGACTCATTATCTAGTATCAACTGTTTTGAAAATTTATTATTAAAACCACCATCAAAAGTGATTTTGTTCCCCTTTGGGGGATATATAACTTCAAAGTTACTACCCATATTGGATCACCTATTTTTAATAAGAGCTATTTAGGAAAGATTTATCTAATACACCACCAAAGTATGTATCCTTTACCATCGGAGGTGAGTCCCCTAATAGTCTTCTCCTTCTTTGCTCTTTTGCCTTTTGTATGGCTCTATCCCACTCATTTTTATATCTATCAGCTAGATTAAAATTCTGATCTTTTTGAGCCATGATATAATTCATATAGTTAATCAAGTCTTCTCTATACTCTTGAGGTACTTCAATTGAGTCAGCATTTGACGTAATATCTTGCGGATAAGCATAAGTTCTAATCTGTATCGTATCACCAGACTCGCTAGGAGTAGGATAGAGATAAATAACCTCGTCCCAAAGACCGTAATTGCAAGGAGTACCTTTCGGATTACCTGTGCTTGTCTTTGGATCTTTCATTAAAGATGTTTTCCAAAGTTTATCGCTATTATATCTTATTTCTTTTATACCTAGGGTGTTTTCGGGATAGGTATACTCCCTTTGATCAGCAACACTAGTGGTGGTTAATGTCTTTTCTAGCACCCAACCACTTTTACAAAGATCGGATTGAGCGTCAAATATAGCGTCTCTCAGCATTTGGTCAGAAAAGAACTCATCACCCACAGCGTTATACCGCTCACGTGCTCTCGTAAGCAAATCATTGACAGTAAGAGCCATTTTTCAACTCCAGGTTGTAGTTGTAAAACTCGTCTCACTCCATGCACTGCTATCTGTTGTTTTGAGTGTAAATGAAGTTTGAACTCTATCTAAAAAGTTAATCGTATCTCCTGGCCAAACGACATAAAACCCATCGTTTTGGACATGGATACTTGTCATGGTGTTAGAAACACCCATAGAATTAGTAGTAAATCTAGAAAAATCTTTCCCAACAGTTGAGGACATATCTAAAGAGTTATTATAACCATGTAATATGTCCTTACCAACGGTTGAGGTTGTTGCTAGTGTATTGAAAATACCTTTTTCAAAGACCAAAGGTAAATCCTCGGTAGTACCCCAATTGTCAGTACCAAAGACCAAGGAGTTCCAACGGTTTGCCTCACTAGCACCGTACACATTGAGACTATTAGTAAATGTCTTTACGTAATCAACCATTAACTGATTGTTATCTCCGTAATAGCGGTTAAGGTGTCATTTGCACCCTTATTTACAACGTCTTCAACGTCTCTTGATAGTATCGTCCCTGTAGAAGCCGTTAATGTGCTAAATACTCCGTACTCGGTAATCCCACCAGTGCCAACAGAACTTGGGAAAGTAGCCGTTAGCCGATAAATAGCACCAGTGACGTTAGATACAATCGCCGAAACTCTAGCAACCTCGTTACCTAGTGCCTGATCCGTTGTTTGAGCGGCTGCACTATTAGTACCGATAGCTATATATCTCATAGTAAACGTGCTTGCTGCGGCTGCGGCACTTCCAAGAAATGAAGCCACAAAAGAAACACCGTCTGCTGTAATTAAGTTATCGCCTACACGCTTTTCTTTTAGCTCATTATCTGGACCATAAAGTGAAACCCACCATTTTCCTTTAAGTTTCATTATATATCCTCATCGTCTATTAACTCATCTCTAGCTTCACTATCGACCATAAGATCCTTATGTTTTGACTTGATATGCTTTAATAGACCTGTTTTGGTTAAAAACTCTTTACTACATGCATGACACACATAAGTCTTTTCGGAGTCTTCATTTTTAGTACCATGCATTTGATCATATGCTTCTTTTTTATCGTCCTCATCTATCTTTAGCATCTTATAGGTTTTTGGATCTTGCCGACCATTTTTAAGAAACCTCACCGCATTGGCTCTAGATAGAAATTGCTCCGCTTCAAAATATTCCATAATAATATGACCACCAGCTGGTATATTTATCATGGAACCTTTAAATTTTTCAGAGTAGTCATATTTATTTAAATTATGAACTTTTACGTTTGGCATGATTTATCCTTAATTTGCATTACATATGAATTTAAACACATGAGCACTTGCGGTGCATGCTGTTGTAAATTCGACTTTCACATATTGATTACTAACACTGATCGGAAACATACAATTGGTCACACTACTAGCTATATTAAATAGTGTAGGAGTTGTCGAGCCTACTTTAGGCTCTAGATAAATAGCTCTATAAGTGCCGTCTAACTCCTCAGAGCCTTTTAGCCTTATATCTGTGCCACTAGTCATTGTTGGTATGACAATCATTACGTTGTTATAACCACCT